CGCAAGGGTTACACTTACACTCACCACCCCCTCACTGATACTAACCTCGGTGTGATAAAGTATGCTAACGCTGCAGGATTCACTGTTAACGTTAGCACAGAATCGGTAGAATCTGCCGATCGTATTATGTCAGAGCATAAGATTCCAGCGGTTGCTGTTGTTAACTCTGACAAGACCGATAGATTCTATCACACAGAATCAGGTCGCAAAGTTATCACTTGCCCTGCTACTTTGCACGATAATGTAACTTGTGCCACCTGCGGTTTGTGTCAACAATCCGACCGTGAGTTTGTGATAGCATTCCCCGCACATGGCACTGCAAAGAAAACAGTTAACGCCATTGTTTCATAATGTTACAGGGGGGCTCGCCAGCCCCCCGCCGATGCCTTATGATACGGGCATCGGGGCAAACCACTATCACCCCCGCCAATCCCATGACCCGCTTCAACATCCGCCGCAACATCGCCGCCCGCCTTGGTTACGTGCCCGCTGATGAGGGATCGATCGCCCGTGCTAACCAGCTCGCCCTGGCTGATGATCTGCTGCAGCGTCCTAGGATCGCCCGCCGTTATGAGGCTGCCGCCCTGCTGCTGTGCTACAAAGCTGCTAAGGCTGACGCCGACGCCGCCCGAGCCGCCCTTCAGGTTGCCGCAGCTGCTGCAGGTCGCGCCCGTAAGGCTGACGCCCCGATCGATCGGGTTTTTATGAAGGCATCCTGTGAGCGGCTGTTCTTCTGGGCGACCGACCGCAACACCCCTGTGTGACGGTTTGTGACAGGGGGGGCAGCAGCTCCCCCTTCGATTGATCAGCAGTTCTTATGGGTACAGCCAGCACCGATCAGCAGTTCTTATCGGTGCGGTTGCCGCCCCCCCGTGCCCCCCTGATATAAAAACGCCTAACTTCCCTAAGCTATAAGACCTTGAAATCGACCTCTAAATATCTCTAAGAATAAAAAATTTTTGCCCCAAAAAAATTCTTATAAGATGAAAAACTTTCAAAGTTTTATAGAGTCAGGCGGCAGCCCTTATCAACCTTATAAAGCCCCGCCGATGCCCGCCCCTTCTACCCCACCAGGCGGCTGGGAGGACTTCAAGAAGAAATATCTACCAAAACAAGCATCGACAAAGAAACCCCAGATTGCATGAGATCTTATATTGAAATTCGTTATCAGGAACTCTCTTATATTCTGATTACTCTTATCGAACTGCTAAAAATTTTTATTGTTACAAAAAAATCCCCAGGAAAAAAATTCCCAGGGATTTGATTGTATTGGAGGTTTTATCAGATTGGCTTGACACCAGGGAAGCCGTTTGGATAAGGCTTCAGCTTATCTAAGGCTTTTCTGGTCTTATTGAGATCATCCGCCATACCATAAGAACCTCTTCTCTGGTCATCAACGGCAGCGGCAGCTCTTTGTGCAAGAGCGGACTGTTCGACGATCTCTTGAATCTTATCAGAGGACATGACCATCATCATTTTGTCTGCGGACTCAACATCCTTGGCATAACCTTCTGACATAAGATAATCGAGCACCATGTCATAAGGCTCAACTTCTTCTGTTGGTACACAGTTTGGTACTTCCTTACCACCCTTCATTTTGGTTGGAGGATTACCAACCTTTTTACCAGTCCAGCACTTTGATGCACCAACGTTCTTGCGAGCTTGCTTGAGACCTTCCTCGATCTCATTCTCCTCAACGTTCAGAGTCTTTGGATATCCTTTCTCACCTGGCTTTGCAGGGCGCTCACCACGCTCTCTCTTTGCATGGATGTTATCCCATAAGCCTTTTTTCTCTTCCAGTTCTTCTGCATCTTCTGAGGCATACATTTCATTGTATGACTCTATTAATGATCTGAGTGTTGGATCGTCCATCTGTAATCTTATAGTTCTTATAAGTTATTTAGTGTTAACCGCCTTTTATGCTCATTCTTGACACGGATAAATAACTCTGTTAGAATTCATTCGTAAACCATTGGTTTGATATGGCAAAAGGATTTAGTGTACAAGCGGCTGAGCCGCCAAAGCCTCAAGATGAGTTTGATCCTGATCAGGCACGAGAGATGATCAAAGGCAAGTCGATTGTCTTTTGTTTGCCTGGACGCGGTTGCTCATATACATTTCTCAAAAACTTTGTGCAGATGTGCTTTGATCTAGTGCAAATGGGCGCTAGCATTCAGATCTCACAAGACTATAGCTCTATGGTTAACTTTGCCCGTTGCAAGTGCCTCGGTGCAAACGTTCTGCGCGGACCTAAGCAAGTTCCTTGGGATGGAAAGCTGAACTATGATTATCAGCTTTGGATCGATAATGATATTGTATTCAACACGGAAGCTCTAATGCGTCTGGTTGTGATGGATCAGGACATTGCTGCTGGTTGGTATGCTACGGAAGATGGTCACACCACCTCTGTTGCACATTGGCTGTCCGAGGAAGAGTTCAAGAAGAATCGTGGTGTTATGAACCATGAGACCGTTGAATCCATGCAGAAGCGCAAGAAGCCCTTCACAGTCGATTATACTGGCTTTGGTTGGGTTCTGATTAAGAAAGGCGTATTTGAATCACTCACCTATCCTTGGTTTGCTCCTCAGATGCAAGTCTTTGAGTCTGGTGAGGTTCAGGATATGTGTGGTGAAGACGTTTCGTTCTGTCTTGATGCCAAGAAGGCAGGTTTTGAAATTTGGTGCAACCCACTCATTCGTGTCGGACATGAAAAAACCCGAGTCATCTGATCGTTTTGCGATCTTTATTAAAGAACAGTTACATGCCGACAACCTCTCCTATGAGGAGATGGGAAACATGCTATTAGATCTGGCTCAAGATTATTATACAGATGGAGAGCCAGATCCCAAAGATATTGAAGTGAAAGTTAAATTAGGAGATTCTTATGGCAAAACGTCCTTCGCTGACTAATAAACTTGTTATCGAACATAAGCCCAAAACGACACGTCAAGGGCGCAGCAAAAACACCAAATGGGCTGCAACATCACGTAATAAAGCTAAAAAACGCTATAGAGGTCAAGGATGACAGAAAAAGAGAAGCATATAAGGGACTGGATTATCGAAGTTTCTAAAAAAAGACCAGAATTAGGTCATTTTGCGATCTGTCCCTTTGCTTCTTCTGCAAATTTTAAGATTGTTGAGTGTAATATTGACGACGTTGAGCCCATTGATGGTGCTGATGTCGTCATTTTTATTGTAGAAGATAGCTTAACACTTGAAGACATCAATCAGTGGATAGATATATATTGTAAAATCTATAAACATTGGGATTTTTTTGAGGATTGTGGGTCTTATGAGACCTTCATTTCTGGTGTTCAGACAAATAATGGCAGGTATAACCTGATTTTAGCTCAACCAAAGGAGAAATTAAAGGAATTCCGTAAAAAACTAGCCCAAACTGACTATTACAGCTATTGGTCTGACGAATATTTAAGAGAAATACTCGGTGAAGACTACGAAATTGTGAAAAAAACGGGATAGAAACCCCGTAAAAAGTTCTAGAAACTTTTATGGAGGTAAAATGGGACACCCTAATCATCTTGATGGCTCCGTTGATAAAGGAGATGACTTTATTAATAGCGGAATGACCCTAATTACAGAGGTCGAGTCCGAAAAATGGCTTAAAAAATCTAAAAAAATCAAACATAACGAAGAATTATACCCAATTCCAGAAGATCGTACAAGTCGTCCTTGCGGAGGAGCTGGCGGTTTTGATGATTTTGTAGAATGGTGGGCTGATTAGGCTATAAATAATCTAAAAGTCTGTCTATATCAATGTCAACGATAAAAATCTCAAGGGCTTTTAAGGACATCAGTTTATCATTTAAGAGACACCCAATCACCAACGATATTGTAGTTTTAAAAAATGAAGCTGCGATTAAAAATTCTGTAATTAATTTGGTTAGAACTATCGTTGGTGAGAGATTTTTTAATAATCGCTTAGGCACACAAATTGAAAATTCATATTTTGAATTACAGACTCCCGAAATACAAATTGAACTTGAAAACGAAATCTCATCAACTTTAAATAATTTTGAACCAAGAGTTGCGTTGAGAGATGTGAGAGTTAGATTCCCAGCAGATTCTAATGATTTAGAAATCGGTGTAGTTTATGATATTGTCGGGTTATCAGTTCCTGTACAGGATATCACGTTTATCCTACAACCAACAAGGGTATAATGGCATTTACTCAATTTACAAATCTAGATTTCGATCAAATTAAAACATCGATCAAAGATTACATCAGGTCGAATAGTGAGTTTACTGACTATGACTTTGAAGGATCTAATCTATCTTTGTTAATTGATACTCTTGCCTATAATACCTATATTACTGCATACAATACTAATGCGGTCGTAAATGAAGTTTTTCTTGATAGTGCTGTTCTCAGACAAAATGTTGTCTCCCTAGCAAGAAATATTGGCTATGTACCCCAGTCTAAAAAGGCTGCTAGGGCGGTTGTATCCATGTTGGCTAGCGTACCTACCAGCGGAATTACAAGCACCACGCCGACGCTTACAATGAAGGCTGGCGTCGTTGCTACAGGTGCTGCAAATGATTTAAATTACTCATTCTGCATCCCACAAGACATTACAGTTCCCGTATCAGATAGCTTAGGATATTTTGAAAACATCAACGTATATGAGGGTGCATTTGTAAAAACCACATTTACTGTTGATAATTCACAACCAGATCAAAAATACATCTTACCAAACTCTGGCGTTGATCTTTCATCGTTAATTGTTAAAGTCAGACCAACAGAAGGTGATGAAATATCAGAAGAATATACGAAGGTAGATAATATTGTTGGAGTAACAACTACATCTAAAAAATATCTTGTACAAGAAGTTTCTGGTGAAAAGTATGAGATTATTTTTGGCGATGGAATTATTGGCAGGAAATTAGATAACAACAATTTTATTGAAGCTACTTATATTGTCACAAACGGAAAAGAAGCTAACGGTGTAACTAATCTTTCGTTTAATGGGGTCATTCTTGATAGTAACAACATATTTGTACCACAATCAACATTGGTTGTAAACACCGTAGAATCAGCTTCTGATGGCGCTGAGATTGAATCCATAGCATCAATTAAGAATTATGCCCCAAGACTGTACTCATCGCAGTATAGAGCTGTTTCTGCAAATGATTATGAAGCGATCATTCCAATGATCTATCCAAATGCAGCGTCTGTATCTGCATACGGTGGGGAAGAATTAGATCCTCCTCAGTATGGTAAAGTCTTTATTGTCATCAAACCTAAGAGTGGATCAACAATTTCACTTTTCAGTAAAAAAGAAATCCTAAGTGATCTTAAAAAATATAGTATTGCTGGTATTGTTCCTGAAATTATTGATCTCAAATATCTTTACGTTGAATTAGATTCATCAGTTTATTACAATCCCAATTCTGTCTCTGATGTTGAAAATTTAAAAACTCAAGTCATATCATCTCTAACTCAATATTCCAACGATAAGGAAACAAATCAATTTGGTGGAAGAGTAAAATATAGTAAAGTCGTTGGATTGATTGATGATACTAGTAATGCAATAACATCAAACATTACCAAAATTAAAATTAGAAGAAATCTGAACGCAGCGATTAATTCTAATGCTCAGTATGAATTATGTTTTGGTAATCAATTCCATGTACGTTCCGATGGATATTCTATTAAATCCACAGGATTTAAAATTTATAATAATCCACAAACTTTATACTTAGCTGATTATCCAACATCTGCAACTAGTGGAAGAATATTTTTCTTCTATCTGGATTCTGTTGGCAATCCAGTCGTTGTAAATAATAGTGCAGGAACTGTTGATTACGTTAAAGGTGAAATACTTTTAAATAGTGTAA